TTTACTTGTAGCATTGTAAGAGACGTAATAACATCTGGTGAAAAATTAGGATACAACTGTGCTATTGCTGTTGCACGTTGTGCGTCTTCTTTTGTTACACTAGCTTGCGCTCTGTTCCATTGTGTTTTTCTAGCTTGTAACTCTTTATATAAGTCTTGTTCTGACTTAGGATTGTCAAAATGAAATACACCCATGTGTTATCCGAATTGTTGTGGCGTTCTATTTATTTTTTGTTCCGCAAACTGTAATAAACTTATAAGTTCTGATGAAGGATTTATTTGTGCCATTGCCCTAATTAACATAACATCATCTGGTTCTAATAAGCTACTTTCTTGTGCTTGCATACTAGATGGTGTATTTATAGGTGTACCATCACCTTGTGCAAATATATCACCTACTGCTGGTGGTAAAGGTTGTAATTCTTGTTGTGGTTGTTCTGCAGGTGCAGCAACTGTTGCAGCAGGTTGTTCTACGTTACCTTGCCTTACTTGTTCTACAAGTGCTTTTTCTTCTCCTGCACTTTCAGTAACCATACCTCTAACATCTTCTATGCTAGGTGCTTGACCATCAGTTCTCCTTGCAAGTCTTCCTGGTCCAGAAACAGCAGCAGGTCTTTTTACTCCACCTCTTCTGCCACGTTCTCTACTACTACCATTCGCCATTCATATCCTCCTGTTTTCCAAACCAAATTAACAGACCATTAGGTATATATTGAACTACCATGCCTTGTGGCATATCTGTAATTACTGGCTCTTCTGCATACATTTCATCTTCATGGTCTGCTATAGCTTCTTCAGTTTTTTGCCATACATCTACTAAACAGTTATTTACTATTTCACTAAATTTGTAATTGTTAACTTCTCTTTCATTGAAAGAATTAGCCACCTTGTACACCTCCTAGTAATAACGATCGTATATCTGGTGCAGGTCCTTGTGGCACTGGTGCTTGTCCGCCACCTAATGCTTGCTCTAATAATGCAGCTTCATTTTCTGGTACCTCTGGTTCTTCTGCTGTGTAAAACTTGTCAAGTATAGATTGCATAGAGTTTGGATTTTTATATATCTGTACAAGCGCCATAGTTGCTTTAGGATCGCCTTGACTTGCTTGCACTTTAAGTGTCTCAAACAATGTACGTTCTGCTTCGTCTTTTAATATTCTATCGTTAATCTTTTGTACGTTATCTAGTCCGTCCATGTTTTCTTGCAAAGTCTCTTTGTCTATAATACCTGCTTGTAATAATTGTAATCCAGAGACAATCTTTGTTGGTTCATCAAAACCTGCCATTACACCATACACACGTCTAGTCTTGTACATACCTGATATGTCTGCGCTAGGTGTATATTGTTCTGCAAACGCTGTGCCTTTTAGAAATCCTGCTAATGGTTTTTTACTATTGCCATTAAGTGCTTCGTCCATCTCTAAACGTTTATAATCAATTTCTTCTATTGCTGTTTTTAATGCTAACTGATATTCTTTTACGTTTAGATCAACAGACGATAGTAACTCTTGCAATCCCCTACCTGTTACAAACGAGTTAGGAGATATAGCGTCATCACTGACTGGATAACTAGAACCAACACGTAATTGTCGTTCTATTCTGTCTATTTGTGTAAATAACTGATACGGAACATTGTTAGGTGGTTTAGCAACTTGTGAACCAGGTGTTAAGTAATTGACTGCAAATCTACCACGTTTGTAGTTCCCGCTCTCTAATTCACCAACGATATTCGTTTCTGTAAATACACTATCTTCCATAGCAATTATGGATAAGACGTTAATCTTTGCCATAGCTGCCATCAAACCTAATACATGGTCATATTGACCTGTTAGTCTGTCAAAACTAAATCTCTTTGATATAACAAAGCGAGGTCCTGACTTTAATGGATTTGGTGTAAAATCTAATATTTGTTTTGTATCTGGTAAAAATACGTATGTACCATCTTCGTCATAGTATTCTACTAATTCTGTACCATCAGCTAAATGGTTATCCCAACTTCTTTGGAAACCATCATGGTATTTAAACTTACTATATCCAGAAGGAAACTGACTGCTTTCATCTATAGCAACGTTTGCTTGTGGATACATTTGTTTTATAACTGCATTAGGAACAAGTCGTATTAATGCAAGTTCTTTTGGATCTTGGTCAGGTCCATAATATCCTGGATAACAGTCATACGGATCTCGTAGTTCTGCATGAGGATACATTACGCCATCTGGTGACATCTTCTGTCTTATAATCCATACACAGAAACCATAACCAGGTAGCCATCTTGCTGCCTGTGGTAACTGCATATCCATCTTAGAGTAACTGTCTAAGTTAGTTACAATACGCTCTAATTTTTCTGCTTTGTTTTTAGCACGTTCACTGTCTGCATACTGATCAACTTTGATGTCGGGCATACGTCCTAATTTTTGTGCTAAGTGTTCTAATCCTGAATTTATAAGATTAGGTACAGGTAAATCTATATCATAGTTTTTTGCGCTCTCACCTAACAATGCTGCTATACCATTGCTTCCACCGTTCATAATAGAACGAACTCTATCACGATACTCATAGTGTCCACTATGTTCGTGCATGCCTTTTAAGTCGTCTGTTTTAATTAATAATTCGTCAGGTGTTAAAACCATTACCAAAAAACCTCGTTGTATTCACTCTGCTTATAATAGTTATAAGAAGGAGTATAGTCGCTCTCTGCTTCAGCTAACATCATTTTTACGTTTGTGCGTATACGTTTCATTGGAAACCAACTTGCCATAACTAAGTCAGTTTTTGTTTTAACATTACGTGAATTACTTGCACCTGCTTGTGAAAAATATATAAGCTGTTGTCTAAAAATATTTACTTTACGTTTTGTTGCAGCGTCTCCCCATGCTAAATTTATCTTTTGGTTTTCATACATACCTACCATACTGGTAACACCGAATGTAGGATCCCATTTGTTTTTATAGGTTTGATGTCCTTCTATTCTGACACCGTGACTTGCTGCCCAGTTACGTATATCTCTGTCTTGTCCTATAGCACGTTGAAAACCGTTTTCTTCTACTATCCAATGTGATAACCAATACTTGTCATACCACTCTTTCATTAATGCGTGTGCTTTTTGTATACCACCGCCTTGATCGTTTTTTATATCTACAAGCCATACTTGTTGTGTTTTTACATTATACGCCCATAACACTGCTGCCTGGTATCCCGTACTTGCGGGATCTAATCCTGCAATAAGTGTTGTATGTGGTGGTATGTCACCTAACTTACGTGATGGATCTAAACAACTATCTACTGCTTCTGCTGTAAACAAACTCATACCGTCTGGTATAGCTTTGTTAAGATAGACCATTTCAAATATATTTCTACCACCTGTTGTCTCTGCTGCAGCTAATTGTTCTAATAACCATTTATGAGAACGCTTGCCTGACCATAACATGTGTTCTGTATGGTCTATAGTTTCATCTTCTAGTGGTACTTCTAAATCATGCGCACGGTCTACAATACTTTCCCATGCTTTGTTTTCTAAGAGGTGATGGTATAAATCGTCTGGGTGCTGTCTTGATCCAATGACGACCATTCCTGTATGTTCCTCTTTTCTTGACTGTAGCGTTGTGGTCCACCAGTTCCTGGTGTTTTCTCTAGCACTTGGTTGCACAGTGCTTCCATGATCTTCGATGTCGTCTGCAATAATAAGGTCTGCGTCTCTGGAAAGGATTTTACCTCCTTTTCCAATTGCGACAAGAGTTGGCGACTTAATACCAGAGACTGTTCTAGTTGCAACAGTAAATTGACTGGACGACCAACTTTTTCCTGAACGATTAGCAGGTCTAAATCCGTCCCAGTCTCCGTAATCTTGGATAAGTCCTTCATTATTCTCCAAATGGTCTAATACCGCACCAACACTGTTCTTTGCAATATCCTCGTTACCACCGCACCACATGATACGAATGTTAGGATTTTTACATATCATGTATACGCAAAAGTGTGTTAACAAGTCTGTTTTACCATGTCTAGGTGGTGACAGTATCATTAACCTGTTCCCATGTTTTATACTATCTAAGATAGCACCAATCCACTTCTTTTGAAAGTCAGGTGTTTCATAATTCTTACCTTGTTCTGTTAAAAAGTAATCATCTCTAAATTTTACAAAGTCGTCTACGTCCGCTTCCTGGATTTCCCCCACAACCGCTTTTGTACGTTTTTCGTACTCTGCTTCTTTTGCCATATCTTCTACATACGCTGCCATAGCCCTACTAACAGTTGCTTGGCTACAGTTCAGTATGTCGGCAATTTCTTTTTTAGTTTTGCTACCTGATAAAATGTCGTTAAAAAAATTTTTTTTCTTCATAATGGCGTAGTAGTCTCCCCTACGCTTCTGTATGTTTGGATCTACGTCTTTTACAACCTGTATATCTTTTGCACTCTTCTTTGCCCTATATGCCCTCTTCTTTACTCTGTTAGCGCACTTGTCGCTACAGTATTTTTGCCTACCTTCTGGTAAAGGGGACACACAATCAGAAGCTGTACAAAGTGTGTTTTTTTCTTTATTTGACATATCTATATGGTATAGTGTAGCATACAGGAACAAGCATTGTGGTATTCCTGCCTATACAAGTACCACAAGTTCAGGATCTCGTTTAGAAGGTTGGATTAGCAGGACCGCCTTAGTCGTGGGTTGAGCCACATTCCTCACATTTTATTTATTAGAGAGAGAGCAAAAACGTTACTACACTTAATAAACTGGTTTGGGTTGGGAGTGACACAGGGTTAGCTACACCTACAACGACTACTCGACTGTAAGATTACAGATATTAGTGCGACTGCACTATATCTTGTAATATACCACATATAGTACCACTATATATAGTATACTGTCTACGGGGGTGTTTTAGATCGCAGTTAGATGTTTGTTCCAACCTTAACTAACTCAACGCAGGTGCAAATCCTGCCACCTCCACAAATTACCACATAAACATTGACGTATTCATATACATTTCCGCACGGCTTCGGTTAAGGTATGGGGGTTATATATATGCGTGTGTTATGCGTGTGCGGTTGTATGT